GCCATGCATCAAATATCTTTCTCAACTCACAGATCGTGAGATTGATGAACAGTGGTTGACTGACAGGACAGAAGAGTTCTGTCAGGAACGTGCTATTCATAATGCTATCATGAAATCCATTCATATTATGGATGGAAAAGAGAAGGAGACAAAGGGCGCAATTCCAGAAATTCTTTCTGAAGCTCTCTCTATTAGTTTTGATGATCACATTGGTCATGATTGGCTAGAAGACTTCTCCGACCGTTATGACTTCTATCATAAAATAGAAAATCGTATTGCGTTTGATCTAGACTATCTTAATAGCATTACTAAAGGTGGGCTTCCACAGAAAACTTTAACTTGTATTCTTGCTGGCACCGGTGTCGGAAAATCTCTTGCTATGTGTCACTTTGCGGCTGCTAATTTAATGGATAATCGTAAGGTTCTCTATATCACAATGGAGATGGCAGAAGAACGGATTGCTGAACGCATCGATGCTAACCTCCTAGATGTACCATTGAAAGAACTAGAAGAACTACCTAAAGCAGCATATATGAAGAAGGTTGATAGAGTTAGAGATAAGACAGAAGGTAGATTGATTATCAAAGAATATCCTACTGCCACTGCTGGTGTCGGGCATTTTAGACATCTACTGAATGAACTTCGTTTGAAAAGAAACTTTGTTCCAGATATCGTGTATGTTGATTATCTCAATATCTGCGCTTCTATGCGATTAAAGTATGGTGCTAATGTCAATAGTTATACATATATCAAATCAATCGCTGAAGAGATGAGAGGATTAGCTGTTGAGAAAAATATTCCAATCGTCACAGCGACTCAAACTACACGGTCTGGTTACACAAACTCTGATCCTGGGCTTGAAGATACATCTGAGTCTTTTGGTCTACCTGCTACTGTAGATTTGATGTTTGCTTTGGTCACTAGTGAAGAGTTAGAAAATCTCAATCAGATTATGGTCAAACAGTTGAAGAATCGTTTTAACGACCCAACCGATAAAAAAAGATTCGTCGTGGGGGTTGACAGAGGTAAGATGAGATTATATGATGTAGAACAATCAGCACAGGAGGAAATGATTGATGATCGCCCTATAATGGATAATACCGACTTTGGTGACAGATATGAAAACGATTTTAAGAAAAAATTCGCAGCATTGAGGTGAGAGAGATGTATATTTTTGAAGAATATCCGATTGAAGATGGAAAGAAACCACATTATGGAATTCGTGAATTCGATGGGATCTTGGGTGAAGACAGAATTATTGCTTATGGAACTGATGAGAACAAATTAAAGAGGGTGTTTCGAAATTTGAAACGAAGTGGTGGATTCGAAAATATGACACCAAAATTTTTCAAAACCGTGCATTTTTTTGGTTGAAAAAAAATAAAATCTCTGGTATTATATAAACATCATGAACAAAGGAGAAAGAAAATGAAAGTACTAGTCAACGAAGTAGAGAACGAGGGTCTTGATTCTCTTCTGGGGCAAACCGTTACGCTATGGTGCGGCGTGTACATCTACACCGGCAAGCTGGTGGGGGTGAATAGCACCTGCGTTAAGCTAGAAGATGCGATGCTTGTCTATGAAACGGGGGAATTCACCTCTACAAAGTGGAAGGAAGCTCAATCGCTCAGTACCGATAGCTGGTACGTGCAGGTCCAGTCTATTGAAAGCTTTGGCGTTATGAACAAGTCATAGTGACGAAGCGGGATAGTTACTTGACTAGATCCGGGTCAGTGCCAGGGTCTAGGTCTGGGTAGGGAGGTAATCATGAAAAGTGGCTACTGGTCTAGGTCTAGGTCTAGGTCTAGGTCTAGGTCTAGGTCTGGGTCTAGGTCTAGGACTTGGTCTGGGTCTGGGTCTAGGTCTAGGACTTGGTCTGGGTCTTGGTCTGGGTCTTGGTCTTGGTCTAGGTCTGGGTCTAGGTCTAGGTCTGGGTAGGGAGGTAATCATGATAACTACTCGACAGAAGGTTAGGTCTGGGTCTTGGTCTGAGTCTGGGTCTTGGTCCGGGTCTGGGTCTTGGTCTGGGTCTTGGCCTTGGTCTGGGTCTGGGTCTAGGTCTAGGTCCTGGTCTAGGTCTGGGTCTTGGTCTTGGTCTAGGTCTTGGTCTGGGTTTAGGGCTAGGTCTAGGTCTGGGTCTCGGTCTAGGTCTGGGTCTTGGTCTAGGTCTGGGAGTATATAAGAGTGGTGTATCTGTTGTTTAGGGACAATTTTTCCCTTGACAAAAAATAAAATTCCTGGTATTATATAAACATGATGAACGAGGGAGTCAATCAGATGTTTCGTATCGATCAGACCACCGTCCAAGCACATTTTGCCATGTTGAATGCCATGCATTTTGATGGTGAATTGTACGTAGACGAGTTCTGGATTGATGAATCAGATGACGATTTCTGTGGTGTAGATGAAGTGGATGGTGAGATTGTCATTGGCATGTGTAAGGAATACGACGATGAACATCAGTTCATTTGTCTCCTTGCTCATGAAATGACTCATGTTTGGCAGATCCAGAATGGATACGATGGTGGGCATGATGGTGAGTTTCTGACCGTTGCGAAACGATTGGAAAAGAGTGATATATATATCTAAAGGAGATCGAGAGAGATGACAGTTTCAGTGTTCTCTGCGGCTAAGCGTCTGTGTGAGCTAAACGATTGGTCAATATCAAATTTAGAGCTTCAAAAGCTGCTCTATTTGGCTCACATGGTTCGGCTTGGTCGGACCGGCGCGCCGTTGATAGATGGCGGTTTCGAAGCCTCGAACTATGGTCCCGTCCAACCGTCGCTGTACCACCGCGCGAAAGTTTTTGGTTCAGATCCCGTGGGCAATGTATTTCACACCGCTGGACCAGTCGTCCCTGGTCAGGACCTAGACGCGATTCAAGAAATCTCCGAACAGTTGAAAGGTGCGGCGCCAGGGAAACTGGTTGCGATCACGCATTGGGAACAAGGCGCCTGGGCAAAGCACTATCATCCTAGCTATCGTGGTATGCCGATCCCGAACGAAGACATCCAGCAAGAGTATTTGGACAGGATGGTGAGTTTCTGACCGTTGCGAAACGATTGGAAAAGAGTGATATATATCTAAAGGAGATCGAGAATGTACGAAGATATTCTCAAGGCACTAAGGGAGTCACTTCTTCGTGGTGGAGATGACTTCGATATCGTAGAACGGGCATCGATTCGTTCTATGTCTCCTCGTATTAAGGTCAAGGAAATCTATGACCATATGGTATATGAGGATAAGCAACGAGAGGCATCGTAAACACTATCGATAGTCTCGGAAATGCCCAGCTAGTTTTCTCCTGTTGCGCTAGTTGGGCATTTTTTTCTTGACAAAAAACAAAATTTCCATTATAATTTATGAATGATGACAAAAATCTCGTACATTGAGAAGGGTAAAGATTCCTGGAATCTTGTCGTTCTTAGTCTTGATAAGAGTGATGAGAAGACCGAGATATTTTCGTATCAGACAAAAAAAGATGCTGAAGATGCAAAAAAGTTGTTGACAAAAATTAATTCTTTTGTTATGATATAAACATGATGAACGAAGGAGTGAATGAAATGTCTCTAGTAGGTCATAGTATCGGTGAATTGACCAGTGTCAAGTTTTCTGAAATGCGGAAGACTCGGGTTTCCGAAAGTGGCGCTAAGTATGTTGTCTGGTTTGAGTTGACTGAGACTGGTAATCTGGTTGAGTTAGATACCGACTCGGTGGAACATTCCAAGACTCTGATTGATGCTTGGTTAGGTCACGATACTGATATGCGGTTTCTTACTGCTTCGTATCGGAAAGTCAAGACTGATGGTAGTCTTGGAAAGTGTGAAGAGATTATCGACAAGGATTTCGATTATCTCGATCTGGATTTTTGAGGATGAGATGCGTAACTACATCGCGAAAGATTTACGGACTCCAAAGTACCGTAAACGTGTAGTGTCTTCCAAAAAACACTACAGCCGTAAACTCAAACATAAAGGTGAGTTATCATGAACTCAATTGTGTCGTTTGTAGTAGGTTGTATCGTTGGATACGTTGTAGCAACCAACCCTGAGATAGCAAATCATGCTGGTGATTTGCTTCAATCTGCTGGAACTCTAGTGAAGGGAAATATCCAATGAAGTACGTAGTGAAGCTGAAGTACAACGGAACTGACAATCGTATCTTTGACAATCCGAAGGATGCAGTTGATTGTTATCAGAAGCATTTGAAGGATTTTGATATGCCCTCTTTGTGGGGTAGTCTTGAAAGTAAGATTGAAGAGATGCAATGGATCGAAAAGTTGCAAATCATTGAAAATAAGTGTTGACAAAAATACCAACCTTTGTTATGATAACTATACTGAATGAAACGAGCTAACAAGGAGATACATCATGGCTCATATGGTTGAAACGATGGCTTACGCTGGTGAAGTTCCGTGGCATGGTC